TAAGAGGGTAAGATGTTTGACACGGAGTCCATCACCAAACCTATCGCTGTTGTAACGGCAGTCATGACAATGGTCGGTGGCGGATACTCGTTGTACGATAAGATCAAGCTTCCGCCCAAGGACATCTTGAAGTGGGAGGCAGAACATTTTAGCGTCTCTAACAGCCATGCCTCGGGTGCATTTAAAGTGGTGGTTGCTCGCCAAAAGATTCGTGACGATTGCACCGTCGAGGAGTTTGGTCTTGAGGTGCGTGATTCCGACTACATTGTCCACAAAGCCAAACCCTCTATAGCTAAGTTTTCTGGGCCAGCTACTCCCACAGTGGACAAGTTTGGATACACGATAACCCTTGAGGACCCCGACAGTGTTGCCGTTGGCCCAGCAAGGTTGTTTGCCCGCATCGTATACAAGTGCCCCGAAGGCAATGTCGTAATCTCCTACCCAGATCACAAGAACCTAAGCTTTAATATCGAGGACAAATGAATGGATCTTTCAAAAATCGGTGGCCTTTTGGGGCAAGTAGCACCCACCATAGCTACAGCTTTGGGTGGCCCTTTGGCAGGGTTAGCGGTCAAAACCATTTCGGAGGCGATGTTCGGACATCCGGATGCAAACGAATCCGAAGTGTCAGCCGCTCTAATGAGCGCAACGCCAGAGCAGCTTCAGAAGCTGAAAGAAACCGACGCCACCTTCAAGTTAAAAATGAAGGAACTGGACATTGATCTGGAGAAAATCTCCTCCGAGGACCGTGATTCTGCCCGCAAGATGCAGATGGAAACCCGTGACTGGATTCCTCGGGCTCTTGCTCTTTCCGTCACGGTAGGTTTCTTCGGGATTCTAGCGTGGCTTCTAACCAAAGGCGTTCCTCCGACTGGCTCGGAAACGCTGATCTATATGCTGGGTGCTTTGGGTACGGCTTGGACGGGCATCGTCCAGTTTTACTTTGGATCCTCGGCAGGGAGTAAGGCAAAGACAGATGCCTTAGCAAAACCAAAGGAGTAGCGGTGAGCGACCTTTACATTGTCGACAAATTGTTTAAGACAATAAGGGAGAGGCGGGAAGTAGTTCTTGAAGCGTTGACAAAAGGCTCGGTTCAAGATTTTGCCTCTTTCAAACACCTACGCGGTAGACTCGAAGCGTGGGACGAGATTGAAAACGAAGTACGCCTTTTGCTAAAAGATGAAAGAGACAAAGATGACTGACCTTATACTGCCAGAATACCTTGCTGCAAAAATCCGTAAGGCAGAAACTACTTCGGAACCAGTCCCCGAAGTGAAAGAAGAACTTAAAGGAGCCTTAGAACAGGCTTTTGTTCTTGAAGAAGACAGGGTCTTAGACCCTACAAAGATTCCAGACACAGCTATGGCTAGACTACCGCAGCCTACCGGTTGGCGGATCCTCGTTCTCCCGTATCGAGGAACTGCAAAAACCAAGGGCGGCGTTCATTTGGCCGACGAATATGTTGAACGTCAATCCCTGGCAACAGTGGTTGCTTACGTTCTTGCAGTTGGACCTACGGCCTATCAGGACAAAGACAAGTTCCCTGATGGTCCGTGGTGCAAGAAGGGGGATTGGATTATGCTTGGGCGGTATGCCGGAGCCCGATTCCGAATTGAAGGCGGAGAAGTCCGCATTCTTAACGATGACGAGATCATCGCAACCATCTCTGATCCTTCCGACGTTTTGAACGTCTGATCAGTGCAGCAACGGAGATTGCTATGAGTGAAGAAGACAAAGTAGAAGACGGTTCCGTCGAGATCACCCTTGAGGATGATTCGGAAGCGCAAGTTGAGGTAGAGGTTGCAGCAAAACCCGAACCCGATAAGAAATCTGATGACGACCGACAAGAGCGCGACCTTGAGGATCAATCCGAGAAGGTTAAAAAGCGCATTGATAAACTGACCTACAAGATTCGTGAGGCAGAACGCCGTGAACAAGCGGCCTTGGATTTTGCCCGCGGTTTGAAGGGTGAGCTTGATAACTACAAGCAAAAAGCAACAATTTTGGACCAAACCTTGGTCCAAGAGTTTGACAACCGGGTTCGGTCTCAGGAACGGCTGGCCAAGGACAAATTGAAACAAGCCATCGATATGGGTGATGCTGATGCCCAAATTGAGGCCCAATCTCTCCTTGCAAACGTCGCTGTTGAAAACGAACGCCTACGGGTATCCCGTCTTCGCCAAGAACAGGATGCTGCTTTTGAACGCCAGCGGGCTGAAGCATCCCAGTATCAAGCCCCTCAGCAGGAACTACGCCCTGATCCCAAAGCCCAGAACTGGGCCGAAAGGAATGAGTGGTTTGGTTCAGACCGCGCCATGACGGCTACAGCCTATGCTATTCACGACGATTTGATTACTCGTGAGGGTTTTGATCCTACCAGCGAGGAGTATTATGAGGAGCTTGACCACCGTATGCGTCAGGATTTCCCTCATAAGTTTAAAAAAGAAGCCGTTGAACGCCCTCAGTCTCCGGTTGCTTCCGCCCGTGCTACGGCAAAACCAAGCCAGCGCAAGATTTCCTTGACACCAAGTCAAGTCAGGATTGCCAAAGCACTCAATGTTAGTTTAGAAGAGTATGCGAAGCATGCTCGTAAGCAGATGTTAGGACAATGATTATGTCAGTTGACCGCACTCCACGCTCCGAGAATGCCCGAGCCAAACAGGCTCGCCCCCAAGTTTGGAGACCCCCGTCCTCATTGGACGCACCCCCCGCACCGGAGGGTTACAGACACCGCTGGGTTCGTATGGAGACCAGTGGTTTTGACGATAAAAAGAACCTCCATTCCCGCTTACGCGAAGGCTTTGAACTTGTTCGCGCCGATGAGTTTCCGGACTACGATCTGCCTACCATCAATGACGGCAAGCATGCCGGAGTGATTGCGGTAGGGGGATTGGTCCTAGCGCGTATCCCAGATGATCTTGTCAGACAACGGGAAGCGTACTACCGCAACCAGTCTCAACAACAAATGGATGCAGTGGATAACGACCTAATGCGAGATCAGCACTCTTCAATGCCGATCAGTAAGCCAGATCGTCAAACTCGTGTAACCTTCGGTGGAAATCGTTCCGCCGGATAATTTCAAAAGGATCTAAGCAATGGCAAATATCAATGCCACTTTCGGGCTCCGCCCGTATCGTATGCTTGGAAGCGGTGCAAACACCAACGGTAATGCTACCTACAACATTCAGACCGCAGCGACTGCGGGTACGTCCAGTGTAATCTACAATGGCGCACCTGTTATCCCGCTGGCAAACGGTACAATTGATGTAGTGGGCAACGCCAACGGTGGTACTGTCCCTCTTCTGGGCGTGTTTCTCGGCTGTAACTATATTGATCTGACAGGTAAGCCTCGCTGGTCGCCTTATTGGCCCGGTACGGCTTCGGCCTATGCTAACTCCATCGCTACTGCGGTTGTTGTTAGCAACCCTGATCAGCTGTTCCTGATCAATACGGACGCTGCTGCGGCTGACACACTCGTTCACGCAAACGCCAACTTCGTGACTGCCACTACCGGCAACACCGTTACGGGCTCGTTTGCTAAACTGGGCGTTTCGACGGCAACCACTACCAATACCCTCAACCTTCGCATCATTGGCTTCGAGGATACTCCTGCCAACAACGATGCTGCGGTTGCTGGTCGCTTGGCTATCGTGTTGCTCAACAACCACTTCTATCGCTACAATGCCAATGGCACTGGCGCGGGCATTTAAGGGGATTATGAACAATGGCTATTACTCGTTCACAACTCCTCAAAGAGCTTGAGCCGGGTCTCAATGCACTCTTTGGGATGGAATATGATCGTTACGACAACGAGCATGCCGAGATCTTCGACACGGAAAATTCTGACCGTGCCTTCGAAGAAGAAGTCATGCTGGCTGGTTTCGGTCAGGCCCCTGTAAAGGGCGAAGGTGCAGCGATCACTTACGACACCGCTGGTGAATCGTACACTGCTCGCTACACCCATGACACCATTGCTATCGCGTTTGCGATCACCGAAGAAGCTGTCGAAGATAACCTCTACGACAAACTCTCGGCCCGCTATACCCGTGCAATGGCGCGTTCGATGTCCAACACCAAACAGGTGAAGGCTGCTTCGGTTCTCAACAACGCTTTCTCCTCGTCCTATTTGGGCGGCGATGGTAAGTCGATGGTTGCTTCCGATCACCCAACCTTCGGTGGCGGTACGTTTTCGAACACCCCAACCACTCAGGCTGACTTGAACGAAACCTCGCTCGAACAGGCTCTGATTGATATTGCAGCTTTCATCGACGAACGCGGCCTCAAAATCGCTCTTCGCGGTATGAAGCTGATTATCAACCCAGCTCTCCAGTTCACCGCCGAGCGTATCCTGAAGTCTGAACAGCGTGTCTCGACTGCCGATAACGACATCAACGCTCTGCGTTCGGGTGGTTATCTGCCGCAG